AGAGGTACTACAATCGTAGTACTAATGAACGTTCCGGAAATTTATAATACATATTTAAGCGTTTCGCGTGGCTCTTTAAACAAGCCTTGGAAAGCACGTAAAGACTTTAATGATTTTGACAAAACCCCGGATGGTGTTATTTGTAAGCGTTTGGAATTATTCTTTAAGAAATTTCCTCAAATAGATCCAAGAGACTATTTTAAAGCACCTTATATTGTTTATAAAGATGAAGAGCATTTTCCGCTAAATTTTTACACTACACAAAAAGCTATAGCTATTTATACTACAGTAGAAAAGCAAAAGAAAGAAGAATTACCGGATACGGAAAGTCAAATTGAAGACATTAAAAAGACTTTAAAACATATTGCCGGTACTTGCCTTCGCCAGAAAACTACACTTACTGATTACTGTAGAGCGAAAGAAGGATATACATATAGAATATTTAACGAATATAATAACAAACTTATTAACATTTATGTACTGATTAAGTTGCCTTTCTTTGAAAACCAGCTAAACTCTCTTAACCCTCAAGATAAGTTACTTTACTTGAAAGATGCTGCAAATAACATCCAGAAATACAAGATGCGATTGAACTCATCCATTAGAGCAAAGAAACTTATTGACGAAGGTCTCAAACTAATAACAAATACAACTAATACTATTGATAAAACTAAAAACTAAACTAAAATCACAACACAATTATGAAACCTACGTTTAATTCAAATATGTTCGAAAGCATTAAAAGCGCTCTCGACTCAGCTAAGACAAAAAATACTGGTAGCAGCTTTAAGAATCTATTCTCTATTGCTAAGCCAGGTAATTATGTAGTACGTTTACTACCTAATATTAAAAACCCAGGTGAAACCTTTTTACATTATTATCATCACGGTTGGAATAGTATTGCTACCGGTCAATACGTAAGTGTAACATCTCCTTCTACATGGGGTGAACGTTGCCCGATTAGTGAACTATACTTTAAGGTATTACGCGGTGGTACTCCTGATGAACAAGAAAAGGCTAAAGCAAATCTACGTCGTAAAGAGAACTGGTATGTTAATGTTTATGTAGTAAGTGATCCAGTATCACCAGAAAACAACGGTACTGTTAAAGTATTACGTTTCGGTAAACAATTAAACAAGATTATTGAATCTGCTATTAGTGGTGATGATTCAGCTGAATTCGGCGCTAAGATCTTTGATCTAAGTGAAAATGGCTGTAACTTACGTATTAAAGCAGAATTAGTATCAGATAAGCCAGGTGCACCAAAGTACCCAACTTATACAGCTTCTAAGTTCTTATCACCATCTGCTATTGATGGCTTAGATGAAGACAAGATTCAAGATGTATATGAAAGCATTTATGATCTTGGTACTTTTGTAGAGCATAAAACACCTGCAGAATTACAAACATTTATTGATACTCACTATTATGGTACAGATGCTGCTCCAGTATCCGCACCGGTTGTAGAGGAAGAAGAAGATGTACCATACGATACACCTGCACCTAAACCAGCAGCAAAGTCAGTCGCTAAATCGGCACCTATAGTTGCAGAAGATTCAGATACAAACGACGATAAAGTTAAAGCCATTCTCGATGGTCTTGATAACTTATAATCTCAATGACTGAACAAGAAAGAAGACAGCAAATATTACAAGCTCGTCAGCAGACTGCCCAACAGCGGTCTGCTGTACCCGCTATGTCAGATACAGAAGCTGAACAATTAGCTTCTCAACAACAGGGGTTAACGCAAGAGCAGATGATTGCTATTGCTATGCTTGGTAAAATGGTGTCTAATGATATAGGCGGTATTAAAAAGAACGCTATAGGTGATAGCCTGAAAGTAACAGATGTGGATATGTCTAAAGTAATGCCTTCAAACATTATGAAGGCAGCTGGTATGACTATACCACAACAAAGACTCTCGCAACAGAGACCAGTACAGCAACCTATTATCAGTCAACCCACTCTACAACCAGCAGCTCAATTTGAAGCACTTCCTGTACAGCAGGTTAGTCAACCAGTTTCCGATTCAGGACAACTCGAATTTGATTTAAATAAACAAGCTCGTTACGAAGATATAATAAATGCTATTGATAAATTAGAGAATAAGGTTAATATGTTAACCGACAAGATTAACACTCTAATTGACTCTAATAATAAAAAAAAACCGAAGATAGCAAATGGAACTTAAACTGGCTAAAAAAGATTTCGCTGATAATTTTTTAAATATTATCAGTAAAGCTGTAGATGTAGCTTGTATCAAGGTCAACAAAGATGGTTTATACGTCTTATGTAACAAACCTGATACAAGTATTATATTACTTGGTAAATACAACTACCCTATTGATATTGCTCAAGAGCAGTCACTTAATATTGGAGATATTAAAAAGCTGTTGCGTGTTATTGACTGTATAGAAGAAGATGATTTTACCTTTAAAATTAACAGTAATCATTTATTTCATAAATCAGATTCAATACAATTTAAATATCACTTTTTAGATGATACAGCAGTACCAAAAGCTTCAATTAAGAAAGAAAAAGTAGAAGCATTAGAACTTGATACCTTTTTTGATATTGATTACCGCAAACTACAAGAAATCCTTAAAGCAAGTTCGTTTACTACAGATACCAATAAGATATATCTATACGGACAACAAGACGGCGTGTACTGCGAATTAGGTGATAAAGAATCTGCTAATACAGATAGTGTATCGCTTAAGGTAACTGATAAAATAGAGGGTAAACCATTAAATCAGGTTATACCTTTTAACTTAGATATCTTTAGAGTATTAACCGGAGTTAAGTTTGAAACCGCAAGAGTAGGTATCAATCTTAAGCTTAAAATAATGTCATTTTATGTTAAGCCAACACCCGAAACTGAATTTAAGTTTATTATTTCTGGATTAGTTAAATAAATGGCTAACAAGATAACAACTCAAAGTTATTTTATTAAAAGACTTAAAGACTCTGGTTATATGGTTTATAAGATCTTTGATGAATACGGTGAAGCTGATCCTCGTTCGTGGACTGTAATGATTGATCCAGGCAATGCTTCAGTATTTTGTACATGTTACGTTAATCATCATGGTATGTTTGGCGAAACATTTTTTGAATTTTATGACGGAGGTCAATATATTCCTGAGCGATTTAAGTTGAAAACTGACTCGATCGAGGTTATAATAAGCTATTTAGTAAAATATGGAATCAACAACAAATCAGAGTTATACAACGGGCGAACAATTTAAGTCCGTAAAATCTTTTAACATGGCAAATAAAGTAAAACACCCAATACTTCCTACTGCTAATAGCAGTATGATAACTACAGAAGAAGATAGAAAAGCTATTATTGATAACGCAGCAGAAGCTTATGCAGACTTTCTCGACGCTTTGCGTATTGATTGGCGTAATGATGTCAATAGTGCCGACACACCACGTCGTGTAGCTAAGGCATATGTATGTGATCTTATTAAAGGTTGCTATGAGGGGCCACCAAAGATTACTACATTCCCTTCAGACGGTTATGATGGTATTGTTAGTCAGATGAACATACCTGTAGTATCTATGTGTTCACATCACCATCTATCATTTACCGGTGTTGCACATGTAGCTTATATTCCTGATAAAAATGGTCAAGTTATTGGTCTATCTAAACTTAATCGTATTGTAGAACATTATGCTCGTCGCCCTCAAATACAAGAAGGCTTAACAGTTCAGATTCATAAAGCTATTGATCAACTATGCACAGGCAATCAGGGCGTAGCAGTTATTCTTAAATGCTCTCATACTTGTGCTTGCCATCGTGGTGTAAAGCATCATGGTTGTGCTATGATTACCTCTAAGTTATCTGGGGATTTTATGAACGAACCACAAACTCGTAAAGAGTTCTATGATTTTGTTGCTTCCGCTGAACGAGACACTAAATAATTATGGTGAGCAAAGAACAAAAAGTATCTAAAGCTAATAAAAAGAACTCTCCTAAAAAGAAAGCTCAAGCCTCTGCTTCAGATGCTTTAAAGGTTCCGGTACTACCAGTGACGTTAACCGAAGATCAAAAAAAAATTAGAGATCTGATCTTACATGCTCAAGTGGAGTTTGCTAAACTTAAAAACAATATCATTAAAGAAAGACGTGGAGAGATTGCTGCTCTTGAAACACAAATAAAAGAGTTTATGGGCCCGTTTATGTTAATTGGATATGATATTAACAATAATCCAATAGAATTAATATCAGCAAACTCTACTGCAGAGAATGATGCACTACTGGAACGTTTTAGACGTGTAATGTATAAAATTAATCAGAATATTGCTAATTCCGGTGGGGAAGACCCTTATGGTCACCAAAATACTGACTAAACTTAAGTTATTTTTTCTACCTAAAAAACGCCGTATTTATGTTGTTCTTGAAGGGCAATACAAAGGTGAATGGTTAGTGAAGGTAAAAACTGATAAAGAAAATATAACGTTTTTCTCGTTACCGGATAAATTTATACGCGGTATACCTACAAAAGACTATGAGTGGGGTATACAAAATAAAGTTTTGGAACCAGTAGATGTTTTACCTGAAAAGGTATATAATGTCTGTTTAGCAGAATACAACCTTAAAGCTACCGATGTCCAAAAAAATAACGCTCTTAATAGACGGGAATAACACCCTTCACCGCACCCACTGGGTAGCCAATAACACTGGTCGCCAATTAATTAACTCAAAAGGTGTTAATGTTGGTAGTACATTTACTTTTCTTAAAACAGTTAAGTCGTATGTAGATCAGTTTAATGCGGATGATGTTTACATTGCATGGGATAAAAAGCTAACCGAAGGTGCTGTTAATTTTCGTAATACTTTAATGGAAGGTACGTATAAAGCGGGTAGAGATCATGTACGTAACAAAGCGGTATACGATGATGCAGATGGAATTATTGAAATTACAAAAACACTTGGAATTAAAAACATTTTTCCAGGAGAGTTAGAAGCAGATGATGTTATTAGCTGGTTAAGTGAAAATATAGAAGGTAAAAAGATAATTGTCAGTGTTGATAACGACTTTGCACAGTTAGTTAACGACAGTATATCCCTTTATAGCCCAATTAAAAAACTTCTTGTAGATGTTAATAACTTTGAAGAATACTATGGATTAAACCCAAAAGAATTCTTGTATTACAAGTGTATAGTAGGAGATAAATCTGATAATATACCAGGTATTGAGGGAGTAGGTAAAATACGCGGACAAAAACTTGCAAAATTATTTGTTGTTGGGGATACAAAATCTCAAGAACAATGTAATGCACAAGTTTCATTAAATATGCCTCTTGTTAGTTTAACCTATGGGTTTAACACACACCCTAATGAAATAAAACTTTATGAAAAGCAGTTTTCTAATGCAAAGAATGCTAAAGCAGATTTTAGCTCGTTTATTGCATATTGTACAGAGTTAGAGTTTAACTCTATCATAGATAAAATGAGTAATTGGCAAGCTTCCTTTAACAAAACATCGAATAATGATGTTTTAGCTGGGTATTTTAAGGCTTTTGAGTAAGTATTTGATTATGTTACCAAATACAATAGAACCACGCCCATCTTCTTGCAGTACTTGTGGTCAACCAGCAGTACACCCACGTATTTCACAAGTTAGACGTGGTAAAGACGTTGTAACCGAAGCTCACTGGATTTGTCCAAGATGTAACAGTAGATTCATGTATGGGACAGTAAGTATAGTTAACAGTGAAACCAAGAAAAACTAAGAAAATCCTTGACGAGTCGTCATTCTACACTGGCTCATACTCTGGCCAACAGGCTCCGGAGACAACATCAGCTTACGAGTACAGTAGAGACAGTGTTCCTACACTGAACAAAATCGAGGAACTTAGAAACAAAGGAAACAATATGGGTGTTCCACAAGAATTGCCGTTTCCTTTTCAAGATTCTGTTAGAGAGCTTGCTGATTTATATTTAAAAGCACAAGATTTAAGAAATAAAGCACGTGATGCTGCAAAATTACCTTTTTTTAAAGGTAGAGAAGCTAAGCTTGAATCATTCCGTGGTAAACTAAACGGTATTATGGTTGAGTGTAAAAAGTTAGCTGCTGATTTGCACAATTTTTCTCTTGCACCTAAGTGAATAAGTTCCTCTAATAGGGGATCTTATGAGAGACAAATTAATATTATTATTTAAATCATTAACCGTAACTGTGGCTATATCTGCCTTAATAGGTGGAACAGTTGCTTATTTCGGCCACCCATTTTGGATGTGGTTTGTAGTAGCATTTATCGGTCAATTCTTGGTATCTTATATTTCTAATTCGTTTTTAGAATATAAAGCATTAAGAGAAGCAAGAGCTCTCAAGATAAGAGAGGCTCAAATAGCTGAACAAAATACAATGAGAGTATCTTGTGCATCCTGTAAAAAAGAAAGTAATGTTATTGTATTCACTAATCAAGAAAATAGATTTAACTGTGGGTTTTGTAATGCTAAAAATTCTGTTTATTTAGTTGCAGAAACCGCTTTAGTAACAGACCCTATTTACGATGCGTCAGCACTTAAAAATATTTCATTAAATGGAAACCAATAATACAAATAAAGTATCACTTTACGAATTTAGCCGTTGGGCTGCTCTAATGGAAGCTGTAAATATTATAGCCGATAAATGCGAAGATAGGGGCATTGATTTTAATAGCCAAGAAGGCATGAAATATATTAAGCCATTAGATATTCAAGACTACGTTAATATACGTACTGATGCGTTAATGACTAAAATTAAAACAGCACGTACAATCGAAAAGAACCTTAATAATATCAAATGCCTACAAATAGAAAAACAATTAAAACACTTGGAAGTTGTAGGGTAGTACGTCTCTCAGGTGAGATTACTGAAGAGCTGGCTAATAAGATTATTGACCAGCTTATCAAGTATGACAAAAAAAGCAATAAAGACATTTTATTGCTTATTGACTCCCCTGGTGGTGATATAGATGCAACGCTTTCAATATACCAAATTATACAGTTATTAAGATGTAATGTAGCAACTTTAGCATTATCTAATGCTGCCTCTGCTGCTGCAGTACTCTTAGCGTGTGGAAAATTAGGTAAACGTATGGTAATGGAGCACAGTATTGTTATGCTACATGATATTAGTCAAGCAATGACAGAAGACTATCATAGAGTGTTAGAGAACGAATTAATATCGTTGCGTCTTTCTAAAGATATATTAAATACTATTTTACATAAACAAAATGTTAAAAAGCCTTTAGATTTGCTAAAACCGGAAGCAACCTATATGCTTGGTAAACAAGCTGTTGAGCGTGGCTTAGCAGACTATGTTATAAAAGACTTTAATGAACTTTACAATATAACCGTTATATGAACAACCCTGAATTTGTAATACTCGATTCTTCAATTAAGTACATGCATGCTCGTAATGTGCTTGAAGAAGGCCTGTTTTACTGTGATAATAATACGTGGTCCCGTAATTTAGAACGCGCTGTTAAATATTCCGATTCTAACAGTGCAGTTGACATAGCAAAGAAGCTTCAAGCTGAAGAGAATCTACCTAAAAGAGTGCTTTTAGTACAGAGAAACGGTAACAATATAAATGTAGGAGATGTTAAGTTTTAGTGGATTTATACTTGTTTGTAGTTAATATTATATTATGATCCTTAAATTAACGAACGCTTTTCCTGCTTATAGAGATAAATCTGTTATTATTAATACAGACTTTATTGTAAATGCACTTGAAAATTCAATTACAAGAGATGATGGCACGATAGAGAACGTAACAACTGTTCACTGCCCCCCGCATGGTGTTTGGGAAGTTAAAGAAACTCCAGACGAGATATTTGCCATGATTAACGGTAACACAACAAAAGTATCTCAACCTGTAACTACTTTACTTGAAGAAACTACTGCACCAAAAGCAACCACTAAAAAGACACGTAAGAAGTCTTAATTAGTTTTTACAATATTGCAGCATGTGCACGTATTTGGGTAGATACGTCTCATGCTGTATGTGATCAAATTCCATATTTGATCTAAAGAATATATCTTTACCCTGTTCTATAGCTTCTTTAATTTTTTCCGGGTCAGTGTATTTTGCGTTGTTATATTCTTGGTGAGAAAAGTTTTTAATTTTTCTTATTATTGCATTTACATCCCCGAAATAAGAAAAGTGCCAACCGGTTACTTGGTTGTGTAATGTAATATCAGCTATAGTAAATCTACTATTTCTAAGCTGTTGCATGTCTGAACCTGATTGTGTAAAAGTAGCTGCATCTACTACTACAGTACCAGGCCACAGGTTTTTACATCTGCATTTTGTATTATAATAATAAAAGTGTTGTAAGAACTTATATTGACCGTGTAAATTTGCATTACGTAATTGTTTTAACACATTAGTATCAGGTATTTCGTCTACGTCTGATAATAATATTAGGTCATCATTGTTTAATACAGGTAAACCAGTTTGTAAGAATTTTCTTTGACCTATTTCATTAGCCCATGCATCTGTAGAAGAATATAGCATATTGTTAGGTACATATTTTATTTTATCTGAAAACACTACAAACTTTTCAGCTATTTTAGGATAAAGTAGTTCTTTCTTATCTCCTTTAAATGTATACTCGCATTCAGTAATAATAAAAAGATCTACGTGGTCATATAATTCATGTAACCGAAAATTTAACATATCGGATTCCCCATTATACATTATACAATCATAAATATTCATACTTGTTAATTACCATTAGTTTGTAAATAATATAGTGGTATTAATACGTAGAGCTTCTAAAGACGGTAAAGACTATACTGTCCTAATGTTAAAAGGTGAAGAACCTAAATGGGTTCTTACAACTAACTATGAACATATGCGTATAATGCAAATATTCAAACAAGATAAATTTTATGAAGGTATCGAAAATGATTTCGTAGACTTTAAAGAAATACTGGATAAATAGATAATATGCGGGGTTAATTCAGTGGTAGAATATCTGCTTGCCAAGCAGGATGTCGGCGGTTCGAGCCCGCCACTCCGCTCCAATTCCTATTATGAACAGTCACCTCATATCTTTATTAAAAGCTACTACCTACAGAGTGTTAGGTAGTCTTGCAACATTTTTAATTAGCTACCTTTTAACAAAGCGTGCTGACCTGTCTTTAGGTATAGCGGGTATAGATTTTTTTGGTAAAATAGCATTATACTATTTACACGACAGAGTGTGGAGTGTAATACTCGCTAAAAAAACTAAAAAACCTAAAAAAGTAAAAGTTTAAATCTTTAAACTTTCAGGTTTGGTAGCACGAATATATACCTC